CGGCACGGGAACACGCCCGGCAGATACACGTCGCAGCCGCGCATCGCGCCGCGGCTCGCCCATACGACGAATTCCGCCTGCTGCGCGAAGCCGCCGCGCCGCAGCCGCATGCGGCCGAGCGTCTTGTCCCATACTGCGACGCCGCGCAGGATCAAGCCGGCCGCCTGCACGACATCGGTCAGCGTCGGGAGCTGACGCCAGTCGATGAAGCTCACGAGCAGCCCGCCCGGCTTCAACGCGCGGCGGCATTCGCTCAGCCAGGCGTGACACCAGAACGCCCACGCGCGCTGGTCCATGTTGTCGCTCTCGAAGTCGGTATAGACAGTCTTCGTGTCGCTATTGATGTACTTCGTGCTCGGCGGCCGCGAGCGCGCCGACGTGTGCAGTCCGCCCGACGAATACGGCGGATCGGTGAACACCATGTCGATTGACGCGTCGGGCAGCATGCGCGCGAGCGTAAGCGCATCCATTGCGTGAAGTCGGTCGAGTAGCGGGGAAAGATCGGCCGCGGGCGCGGCGTCGGTAGCGTGAATCGTCATCGTGTTGCGAGAGTAGAAATGCGCGCGTGGCACGAGCCGCCCGCACTATTGCGTGTGTCGAGCGGCCATTGTCGACGCACGTTTCACTGCGCGGATCACGAGTGCGCTGTACCCGGCGGCACGACAAAGGCGAGTGCTCGCGCCACGCGCGGGCGACCGGCACCATTGCCGGTATGGATGCGAACGAAATTCAACGACAAGCACGCAACGCCGTGCGCAAAGGCTCGATTCTCGATGTCGACCACAAGGCGGCACTTTGCCGCGTGGCGATCGGCGAATCGGACGACGACGGCCTGCAAACGAACTGGATTCCCTGGCTCACGCCCTCGGCCGGCGCGACGCGCGAATGGTTGCCGCCGACGAAGGGCGAGCAAGTCGTCGTGCTCGGCGCGATGGGCGACCTTGCGCAAGGCGTCGCGCTGCGCGGCGTGTTCTCCGACGCGTTCCCCGCGCCGGACAACCTGCCGAACACCCACACCCGCATCTACGCGGACGGCGCGCGCGTGAGCTACGACCACGACGCGCATGCGCTCACGGCCGAACTGCCCGCCGGCGCGACGGTGCGCCTCATCGCGCCCGTGTCGGTCACGGTCGAGACGGAATCGGCGACCGTGAAAGCCGCGTCGGTCACGTTCGACGCTGAACAGACCACCTGCACGGGCGCGTTGCTCGTGAAAGGGCCGCTCATGTTCAAGTCCGGCATGACGGGCTCGGGCAGCGCCGGCGGCGGCCACGTCATGCGCATCGACGGTGCGGCCGATTTCACGGGCGAAGTGCGCTCGATGGGCAAGAGCTTGCCCTTCCATACGCACCAGGCGCGCGGCGAATCGGCCGAAGTGAGCCCGCCGCTATGAGGGGCATGAACGCAGAGACGGGCCGCTCGATGTCCGGGCTCGATCACCTCGCGCAGTCCATCGGCCGCATCGTCTCGACGCCGCTTGGCTCGTGCATCCAGCGCCGCACGTTCGGCTCGGAACTGCCCGACCTCATCGACGCGCCCGCCAACGGCGCAACCCGGATTCGCCTGTATGCGGCGATCGCGACCGCGCTCATGCGGTGGGAACCGCGCTTGACCGTCACGCGCGTTCAGATTTCGGCAGCCGCCGCCGATGCTTTCGCCGGCCGGCAGTTCGTCGACATCGAAGGCTGGACCGACGAGCAAGACGAGCTCGTCTCGCTGCGCGTGCCGATGACGAACGGAGGAACAGCATGAGAAGCACGCCCATCGATCTTTCGCAGCTCCCCGCGCCGGACATCGTCGACCCGCTCGACTTCGAGACGCTGTTCGCCGAGCGCAAGGCGCGCCTCGTATCGCTGTATCCGCCCGAGCACCAGGCGGAAATCGCCGCGACGCTCGCGCTCGAATCCGAGCCCGTGACGCGCGTCCTTCAGGAGAACGCCTATCGCGAAGTCCTACTGAGGCAGCTCATCAACGACAAGGCGCGCGGCCTGCTGCTCGCCTACGCGCGCGGCACGACGCTCGAACACATCGCGGCGCTGTTCGATGTCGAGCGGCTCGTGGTCACGGCGGCCGATCCGGAGCACGGTATCGATGCGGTCTATGAGGACGAAGACAGTCTGCGCGAGCGCGTGCAGCTCGCGCCGCGCGGCTTCTCCGTCGCCGGCCCCGAAGAAGCGTACGTGTTCCATGCACGCGCGGCGGACGGCCGCGTGCTGTCCGCGTCCGCGCGCAGTCCCGAGCCGTGCGTGATGGTTGTCACGGTCCTGTCGCGCGAAGGCGACGGCACGGCGAGCGACGCGCTCATCGACATCGTGCGCGCGGCGCTCGAAGGCGTGCGCCCGCAAACCGACCAAGTGATCGTGCAGAGCGCGCAAGTCGTGCCGTATGCGATCCGCGCGACGCTGCGCTTCTTCTCCGGCCCGGATCGCGGCGTGGCGCTCGCGGAAGCCCGCAAGCGCACCGCGAAGTTCGCGGCGGACATGCGGCGCATCGGCATGGAAATCACGGTCGACGGCCTGCACGCGGCGATGCGCGTCGCCGGCGTGCAAAAGGTGCTGCTCGACTCGCCCGCCGGCGGCGTGCCCGTGACGCACGAGCAGGCGCCGTACTGCACCGGAATCGAGCTGATCGACGGCGGGGTGGCGGATGACTAGACGGGCAACCTCGCTGCTGCCGCCGAACGCGACCGCGCTCGAGCGCCGGCTCGCGGACACGAACGCGCGCATCAGCGACATCCCGGTCGACATCGGCGCGCTGATGGACCCGGACGCGATCCCGCTGCGGTTTCTGCCTTGGCTCGCGTGGCACCTCGGCGTCGAGACGTGGAAGGACTACTGGCCCGAACAGGTGAAGCGCGCGCGCGTGAAAGCGGCGATCCGGATCGCGCGCAAGAAAGGCACGGCCGCGGCCGTGCGCGAAGTGTGCGCGTCGTTCGGCGCGAACGTCGCGATGCGCGAGTGGTTCGAGAAGACGCCGAAGGGCCGGCCGGGCACGTTCGAAATCTTGATGACGGTCGGCGCGCGCGACGGCATCCCGGCAACCGCCGAATACGTCGCCGACATCATCGCCGAAGTCGACCGGGCCAAGCGCGGCACCGCGCACTACACGTTCACGCAGGGGTTCGGCGCGACGGGCACGCAGCGCATCGGCGCGGGCGCACGCGCGGCGGTGTATCGCCGCCTGTCCCTCACGGATATCTGACATGGCAGGAATGGTCATCCACATTACCGACGCCGGCCGCGCGGCCCTGGTCGCCGGCGGCAACACCGGCACGGCCGCGCGCCGCGTCGTCGAAATCGGGCTCGGCGTCGCGCCGTTCGCGTTCGATCCCGGCATGAAGACGATGCCGAACGAGCGCAAGCGCGTGACGACGTTCGGTGGCGAAAACGTCGCGCCGGACACGGTGCACGTCGTGATCCAGGACGACACGAGCGACCAGTATTCGCTGTACGCGTTCGGCCTGTATCTCGAGAACGGCGTGCTGTTCGCCGTGTACGTGCAGGACGCGCCGATTCTCGAAAAATCCCCCGCGGCGATGATGCTGCTCGCGACCGATGTCGTTTTCGCGACGATCGACGCAGCCAAGCTCGAGTTCGGGCCGGCGACGTTCCTGAATCCGCCGGCGACGACCGAGCGCAAGGGCGTGGTCGAGCTCGCCACGCAGGCCGAAGTGGACGCCGGCGACGACGACACGCGCGCGATCACGCCGAAGACGGCGAAGCGGCGCTACGCGGCGCTCTCGGGCGCGACGTTCGACGGGCGCGTGCGCGTCGTCGCCGATGTCGACGATCGCGCCGCGCAGCTCGACGTGTCGCCGAAGACGGCCGGCGTCGGCAAGGCCGGCAAGGCGCGCCTGTTCGGCACGTTCGGCGACGCGACGCTGCCCGATCTGAGCCCGCGCCTGGTCGCGACGCTGCGCGCGGGATTCGACGCCGGCGCGTGGGGGCGCGAGTACGTCGACGTTTGCCTGAACGACGGCACGAACAACGATGCGGCGAGCGACGCGAAGCAGAAGCGCGTCGCACGCTTCGCGTCGGGCGGCCGCGTGCTGATCGGCGAGCGCGCGGACGACGGCAAGACCGCGCTGCAGGTGCGCGGCGGCGTCGACGCATCGGAAGGCGTCGCCGCACGCGCGATCGACGCCGGCGGCGCCGGCGGGCAGTTCCGCGCCGTGTACGACGGCTACGGCGCGTTCATCCGCAACGACGGCCGGAGCGTCTATTTCCTGTCGACACCGAAGGGGGCCCCGGACGGCGGCTTCAACGACTATCGGCCGTTCTCGTGGTCGCTGTCGACAGGGCAGGTGATCGTCGACGGCAGCGGAGCGGGCACGGTCTTCGGCGGCGCCGTGGACGTCGCGCGCGACCTCGAAGTCGGTCGGCAGGCAAGCGAAGGGCATATCAAGCTCGGGCCGGTCGACGGCTACCTCTACGCGAACCCGGTCAGCACCGGTTGGTGGTCGCCAGCGGGATCGTCCTATCAGTACATCTTCGCCGATCACACGTTTCGCATTGACGGGCGGATGGCGTGGCACGAAGGCAATCTCGACCCGCTCGACAAGAGCAAGGGCGGCATGCTGGCCGGCGATGTGTCGTTCGCGCCGGGCAAGCGGCTCGTGCTCGCCGAAGGTAGCCCGGCCGCGCCGTCGCTCACGTTCGCCAACGACGGCGCGCCGGATACCGGCCTCTATCACGCAGCCGACGGCGAGTTCGGCGTGGCCTGCAACGCGCGCGCCGTCGTGCGGTTCTCGTCGTCGCTCGTGGCCTTCGAGCAACCCGTGACCGTGCCGAC